CCGAGATATTTGAAAAACTTAAAGAAGATAACAGGGTTTCCTACCTTATCTTCGCTGGTAAAATTTGGTCACGCGACAAGGCTAAGTCTGGTAATCGCGTTTATACTGGCAGTAATCCACACAATAAGCATCTTCATATTTCTATCAACACTGATAGCGCTGATGACACTAGCCCTTGGTTCTGGTGGATGAATCAACCTAAAGTTGTGAATCAGGTCAAGGCTGCCCTGCAGCCTCAGCCGAAGAAGAAGGTGACAAAAGGTGCCACTGTGGTACCTGTCTGCACCTGCTGCAAGGTTCACAGCAAACGAAAGAAAGGCAACTAATGGAAACACTCAAGCAAGTATCGCTGACGTGGTTTCGTGCTGCAGCCTCTGCTGCCATTGCACTCTACCTCGCAGGTGAAACTGATCTCAAGACTCTAGGAACTGCAGCACTTGCAGGATTCCTCGGTCCTGTATTGAAGTACCTCGACTCATCCGCTAAAGATTTCGGTCGCGGAGCAGCGTAGTTTGTAGATAGCGCGAGGCAAAGCCCCTGTCCCTTACGGGATGGGGGCTTCTTTTTTTATGCCTGAAAGTGGACGAATGTCAGTTACTGGAACTTGATAGTTATGTACCTTGTTACCCTCTGGACCTGTCCAAGAAGGCTCATATTGCTTGATATCAGCAACAGTATTCCAGCCATAGATGATGACTTCTGTGGGCTGTAGCGGGTCTACAGAGGTCCATAGAAGGGCATCTGCTTTCTTCTCTAGGAATGGCAGTTGCTTACTTGATACTGCCCTGCCCCATACCTGCCAGTAATTAGTGTTCCACGTCTTGATATCCCAGCGCACAGCATCTGCTGTGATGTCACAAAAGTTATCCTCTTCAGCATTGAGAAAGTGTGGAGTAGTTTCCATACCCAACTGTTTGAAGTATTTATGGGCAGCTAGTTCACCGAACCTGCCTATAGAGTGTGATGATCTAAGGTTGCGATAGTGACCGTTGAAGTTTTTGTATTTCTGATAGGTGCGCTCTGACAGTTCTTCGGCTATAACCAAGTCTTCTTCTGTCAGGGGAATGTTCACTGTGCCTCTGGATTATCTATCGGGCAAGGAGCTTTGAGTAGGTTTCCACAATTAGCACATTGTACATCCAAGGCATACCAAACTATCTCATAGTTCTCAAACTGGACATACGTGTTGAACACGGTACAACCACAGACACACTGGTGGGTTGGACCTACATCGCGTAGGTCAGAGGCTTGAATTGGCGGGATGTCTTGGCTATATTTCAGCAGCCGAAGTAGACGGAACAACACAGTCCTCACTTCCATCGGCCCGTGAGGGCCGTACTGTAATTCGCCTGATGGCTCATATTGTAGTGAAAAGGTGTGTCGCTACCGCGACGACACGCCGAGAGATGTATGATTCCGCTATGACAACATTGGTTTCGATTGAACTAGAGGACCTTGCAGTCTTGGCTGCTGATAGCCAAATCACCGAGGACAGTATGAGGACTGTTAGTACCTCAACTCCGAAAATAATTCACATCGGTAAGTACCTGCTAGGTATTGTCGGTGATGCTAGACCTGGTGACATCTTGACCTATAACTGGACTCCGCCTGTATACAAGGGTGCAGATCCCGTTCAATGGATGGGCAAGAAAGTGATGCCATCAATACTCACGGCTTTCAAAGAGAATGGATACGACCCGTATGAAGCGTCGAAAGACAAGGAAGCAGGATTCGACTACATTGTCGCGTTTGATGGGAATGTATTCCATATCGCGACGGACCTGTCGTTCATCAAGAGTGATAGCGGTATTTATGGAATCGGCAGTGCCGGTGATTATGCTCTCGGTTATCTTTATGATCGTATGGGTCGTCTCACTATTGGTAATGTAGAGCAACACGCCGAGAAAGCAGTTCAGGTTGCTTCGATGCTTGACATCAATACCTGCCCTCCGATTCAATTAGTTACTCAGAGACGGGAGCTAACGTGAAAAAGAATTGGTCACAGTGGACCATCTACTTGAATCCTAATAGCCTGCAAAATTGGGGCTTTGGTATCAACTACTACCACGAATATGAATCAACACCATTTGTGATACTTGCTAGAATTTGTCAGATAGATTTGGTATTCTTCAACATTACAATTACACGATGGGAAAAAGCGAAGTGGCTATAGATATCAAAGAGCTGTTAGTCAAAGCTCTTCACGAGAAAGAGAACAAGCGTGGCAGGTCCACGCAGGTACAGATAGGTCCATCAGAACTTGGTGGCTGTCGACGCAAGGTTTGGTATCGGTTGAATGGTCAACCTGAAACCAATGACAACGAGATAAAACTCGCAGCGATTATGGGTACTGCTATCCACGCTGCAATAGAGAATGCACTTGCAGAGAATCAAGAGGTCCTTCTGGAGAAGACCGTTGAGTTTGACGGTATGAAGGCCCACGTTGATTGCTTCATTCCTGGGACAGGGGATGTCGTTGACTGGAAGACTACGAAAGTCAAGAACCTTTCTTACTTTCCGTCAGAACAGCAACGCTGGCAAGTACAAGTCTATGGCTACCTGATCTCTAAGTCTGGCTTGGGGAAGGTCCAGAACGTGAACCTAGTAGCTATACCTCGTGACGGAGATGAGCGAGATATTCTTGTTCATTCCGAACCATATGACGAGGCCATCGCACTAGAGGCTCTGAATTGGTTAGCAGCGATTCGGACTATGACTGACGCTCCTGCGCCCGAAAGGCACGAGAGCTACTGTCAGAGCTACTGCAAATTCTATGATGCCTCTGGTGAGATGGGATGCGTTGGTATAAAAAAAGGACTTACCAAGTCTGAGTTACCTCAGCTTGATGACTTCGAGGCTGCGATGGATGCACTGCATTACACGCAGGTAGACACCGAAATAAAAACATTAGAAGAAAAGAAACAAGCACTACGCGATAAGTTGCTTGGTAAAACTGGAGTTACTACTACTGGATATGAGATCAAGTGGTCTACTGTTCAGAGTAATACCATCGACAAGGAAGCAGTGGAGAAAGCACTAGGCTTTGTGCCGATGAAACAAGGGAAGGAAAGCGCAAGGCTTTCCGTCAAAAAGACTGGAGATAAATAATGGCTGCACCAGAGTCAACAAAGTTCCAGGTGAATTTCAAATCACCAGATGGAACTCTAATCAATTTGTACGCTGCGAATAAGGAGGAACTGGAATCGCTGCTTGCTGCAGCGCAGGACTTTTCTGCCCTCATTGGAAGCGTTAGCCAATCATTCTCAGGCGCTAGAGTTGCTGCGCCCGTACCAAGTGCTGCGCCAGTAGCATCTGCACCTGCACCAACTATTGCTCCTGTTGGGTCAGGTAACTTCTGTAAGCACGGACCGATGGCTTACAAAGAAGGCGTAAGTGCTAAGGGTCCTTGGAAAGGTTATATGTGTAGCGCACCAAAGGGTGCTACAGATAAGTGCCAAACTATCTGGGTCCGATGACCCAATGCGAGAGCCTCGTGAATTCGAGGATCCTCTCTGCGCTCAATCAGGTGGTGACTTCTGGTTTCCAGAACCAGGACAAGGAACAAAACCTGAGACTTACTTCGCTAGAAGTATATGTGGTAAGTGTATCCATCAAGCTGAGTGTGCAGAATGGGGCATCCATAACGAGCGTTACGGAATCTGGGGTGGCCTTACAGAGGCACATCGAAAGCAGATAAGAAAACAAAGAAGAATAGTTTTACGACGGGAGGAAAGTGCTTAGGTTAGACCGCGCTTGGAAGACTGCCCATACATTGGCGCAGCCACTTCCGACTGTGTGGAAAGACTTAGATACTAAAGGCATAAAGTTTCGGCGTGGTCAAGTGTGTATGGTTGCCGCTGCACCTAACGCTGGAAAGTCTATGTTCGCTCTTGTGTACGCTATCAAGGCCAAGGTGCCTACTCTGTTCTTTTCTGCAGATACCGATACTGCTACGGTGATGTTGCGTGCTGCAGCACATCTAGCAGGTCACACCCAAGAAACTGTAGAGAATCAAATGAGTATCAACCCTGATGCTTATGAAGAAAATCTACAGGCTATATCACACATACAGTGGGTCTTTGATTCATCACCAAACCTTGATGATATTGAGGCAGAGGTAAAGGCTTACATTGAACTCTATGGCATCGCACCACAGTTGATAGTCGTAGATAACCTGATGAATGTCATCGCTGAATCTGATAATGAGTGGGCAGGCTTACGCCAGATAATGGTGGAGCTACACGATATGGCACGCAAGACAGAAGCCTGTGTCGTTGTTCTGCATCACGTATCAGAACAGACTGAGTACGGATCTATGACTGAGCCACCGCACCGACGAGCAATCCAAGGTAAGGTATCTCAACTACCAGCTCTGATACTCACGCTGGGTTACAACCCGTTTGAGCATACGCTTAGGGTTGCAGCCGTAAAGAATCGTTTCGGAAAGCATTCAGTTGATGGCAAGGATTGGGCAGGTTTATTCGTAAACTTTGCCACCTGCCAAATATCTGACGCTGATGCTTACGGCAGGATGGTCTATAACTCTAACTTAGCGAGGGCTTTGTGAGTTCATACAATAAGCAAAAGGGTTCCAAGTTTGAGACGGATGTAATGAAATACTTGAGGAAACTTGGACACTTTGCTGAGCGCCTAGCCAAGGCGGGATCTAATGATGAAGGTGACATCGTTACCATAATCGCAGGTCAGACCTATATTCTGGAGTGTAAGAACCGTAAGTCAATCAATCTTCCGCAGTTCTGGGCAGAAGCTCAGACTGAGGCAGCCAACTATGCGAAGGCTCGTGGACTACCCGTCAACCCACCAGCCTTCGTCATAGTCAAACGCAGACAACACGGAGTAGAGAAGGCTTGGGTAATCCAAGACCTAGACCAATGGTTACAAGATAGGAGTAAGTGATGCCAGTACCAGAGGGACAGATAACAACGAGCAAGATATGGACAGCAGAAGATGTACCACTACCAGAGGAACCAACTGAGGTAGAAGAGAAGGAAGAAGAGGCAGAAGCAGATGAGTAAATACTTTCCAATAAGATTTGATGGAGTAAGTCTTTGTGACTGTGAACCACTATGGAAACAGATACTACTTGTCTCTGTTTATGAGTGGGATGAAACTCCCTACGGACTGACTATCCGTATTCTAGGATTCAATATTGATTTCCTATTAGGCAAGTGGGAGTAAGATGATCTGCAGTAGCTGTAGTTGGGCAGGTCATCACAACACTATTGGTAAGACTGACCTAGCCAAAGAGTTTCACGAGAAGTGTGAAGGAGACTGCGGATGCCAGCACAAGACTGGTCCAGGGTGGTTCGTGCGAAGAGGTCAAAGACCAACTCAGATGCAAACTCAGTCTCCATAGCAGAGGTAGTAAGACACTTCGGAGGAGAAGTGAAAGAGGGACGCAACGTCTCAGTGCGTTGCTGTATGCACGATGACTCTCGCAAGAGTGCAGTCATAGATACATACAACAACTTGTATTACTGTCACACCTGTGGCAAGGGTGGCAATGCAGTCAATGTCATAATGGAATTAGAGAATGTGGGGTTCAAAGATGCTCTCGCAAGAGCAGGCGAAATCGTTACAGGAGGCAGCTCACCATTACGCGGAGGCAATAAGCGACGAGGCTCTAGCCTATCTCGCAGGACGTGGAATATCTGAAGAGGTAGCAGCTCGCTACCGACTAGGAACTATCACAGATCCGATAGAAGGGCATCAAGGATATGAGGGTTGGATTTCCATACCCTACTTCACCGCTTTAGATTTATGTGTAGGCTTCAAGTTCCGCAGGCTTGATGATGGCAAGCCAAAGTATGGCTCACCTGTAGGACAGAAGACTCACCTGTTCAATGTTGTAGCTACAATGTCTGCAACCAAGAGCATCGTCATCTGTGAAGGTGAGTTCGATGCGATTATTATGGATGCAGTCTGTGGTGTACCAGCAGTAGGAGTACCTGGAGTAGCGGCGTGGAAACCTTTCTATCCCAAACTATTCGGTGGCTTTGATGTTGTGTATATTCTCGGAGACAATGATGTGAAAGATGATGGCACCAACCCAGGAGCAGAGTTCTCTAGGCGTGTCGCAGGTGAGGTTACGAACTCACAAATCGTACAATTACCACCAGGTATGGACATAACAGACTTCTATCTGGTGAATGGAAAAGAAGCAACAGCCAACCTAGTAGGAGGAGCAAAGTGAGTGAGCAAGAAAAAGGATCTCCAAGAGGCAGCCAGATTATTGATGGATATGGGGATGATAATAGTAGCGATAGATTACAAGGCTGGGACTATTACCTGTCAACCGATGCCAGCAAGAAAGTAAGTGGACAGTTTGTCGAAGATGTCTGGAGAATCTATGACACCGCAGGCTCGCTCTTGCTCAGAAAGCATCACGATTACGGTCCGAAGAACATCGCTCACAGTCCAGGTGGCGCACTCAATGGACTCCGAGTGCGGATGTGGGACAAAATTGCTCGCATCAATAATCTCCTCGATAGCGGCGCTCACCCCTCCAACGAATCCTTGAGAGATTCCTTTGTAGATTTGATGAACTATTCTGCTATTGCAATTCTTGTATTAGATAAGAAGTGGCCTGAGTTACCCAATGACTGAGACTCACCCTTCCGCTGGCGATATAGTCTTTAGCGTAGCTAGAACTATCTTCAGTAGATACCGCAACTTTGTTGAGCGAGAAGATGTAGTTCAAGAGTGCTGGTCGTGGTACTACTCACGAGCAGAACACTTCAACCAATTACTATCGGAAGAGAACACAGTCCAGCGAGTCATCAACGAGAAGCGTATGGCGTGGCAGATGAAGCGTCACGCAGAACGCTACGCTCGCAGGGAGAAGGCTACTCGTAGCGGATATAAACTTACCGATGAAGCCTTCTACGATACTGTCGTCATAGCCCAACTTCTTCCCCACGTTATCGCCTCCGTTGTAGATAACACAGTATTAGAACAGGCTCAAAACCTCATCAACGATGGGCAACCAAAGAAGCAGTCTGCTCCTGCTGAAGGTGGCAACCTGCTCGCCACGCTCATTGATATCAAGAAGGCGTACCTCAAACTAGATGTGATGGACAAAGATATTCTCATCAAGAGATACCACGAGAACCTTACTCTCCAAGAGTTAGCCACCTACCTAGAGTGTGCTACCTCTACTGCCGATCGTAGATGTCAGAACTCTCTACGCAGATTACAGAATAATCTTGGTGGCGAAAGTCCTTATCAGTGATTTATGAATACAAGTGTCCGACCTGTCAGCTAACCTCCGAAGTTGATAGGTCTATCCACGCTGAAGCGAGCAACCCCTTCTGCTCGTGTGGCGAAATGATGAATAGGGTCTGGTCCTCTCCTCCTCTTTCGTTCAGGGGATCAGGCTTCTATTCAACAGACAAAGACAAATAAAATAACCCCGCAGTTAGCACTCTTGATCTGCGGGGTTATTTATTACTGATGTCAAAGGGGATCAGTAATCCTTATTCTAATATAGAAATTGCGGTATGGCAAGGGTCGCCACCTGCGTCCCACTCCTCACGCTCTTCCTCTGTCATAAACTCATAGTTCCCATCGTGGGTCATACAGTATGGCTTACTTATCCAACCCATTCTCATACCAAAGAGCAACCAATATCTAAACATTATCCTCCTCAGTAGTGGTGAGGCTTAGCCCTTTTCCAATGGCTAAGAGCTTTACAAGGTGATCCATAACGCTTGTCAATGTAACGTAAGCCTCGCAGTATTTGGAGTGAAGGCTCTCGACTTCTCTCTCCAAGCATCTGAGCGATGCCTCTAGCTGAGCTAGTTGGGTTCTGTGCGTAGTGGTCAAACCTACTTTCACGGGTCCAAAGGGTGTTGAGGCACGTCCATTCTCGTCCTCTCCAACCAAACGCAACCCACGCGTATTGCTTTGCCAGCTTCCTGTTCTCATTCTTCTCCTCCCACGTTGCCTTCGTCCTGCTCATCTGTGTTGGCTTGTTTAGGTCTATATGAACTGTCTTGTCTATGTGTAGGTAGGTGAAGACTAATGTCAGTACGGGTAGTGCCACTAATGTCCAGCCACTTCTTGCCTTCAGCTTCATCTCTCGCCCTCTCCTCTTCTAATAGTCGAGCGTAATCGTCAGGGTGAAGTTTCTTCAGCCTAGACAAAGCTCGATCTCTTATCCTTCGGTAGTTGCGTTGGCGAACTGCCTCTCTGAGGGCAGTATCCACCCTTCTATCTATCTCGTTCATTGAGCTTATGCTCCCATACAATTAGAATATAAACAAGGATACAGACTATCACTACGCCCAAGAGTATCATCGCCCTCTCTCCCTCTCGCTCGTAATCGTAGCCAGCACGAGGGCAGTAACTTCTATCTTGTCGGTGACTAACACGGGGTCTTCCCCATTACTCTCGTCCCACACTGATACAAAGATAGAGTTATCTAAGCCTCGTCTAAACCACTCCACCGCATCGGTTACGCTCGCTCCTCCCCACGCAATATCTCCTTTGCGGTCCATTACCTCATAAAAGTTGATGAGTTTCATACCTCGCCCTTCTTTACTTCTCTGATGAGATTATTTACTGCGCTAATCGCGCCTCGAAACTCATAGACAGAGGTATCTGCTCCGTCTTGTTGCTTTAGTAACTTGCGTAGATACTTACGATACCCCTCTAGGTGTGTAAGCATCGCCTCTCTTTCTATTGTATTACTCACTTGCCTTCTCCTCCTTGTAGTTGATTAGGTTGATTTCGTTCAGGGCATTGACCATACGGATCAGGTTAGCCCCTGCCTCTTTCGCGTTGCCCTCTGTCATCTGCTGGATAGCCAGCTTCTGACATAGGTCTGCCTTAGCTTGATAGTATTCCTTGTTCATCTAATCCAATTCCTTTCGCCGTGCGTATCGCAGTCAAAAGAAATCAACTGCTCTTTCTCATCAGGGTAGGCTAGTTCTATTCCACAATTAGAACATACCCACCACACGCCCTCTTTCACTAGCGTATGGTCTTTAGTCCAACCACAGACATCAACACAAGCGCACTCCATTACTTCGTTCATTTACTTTCCTCCTCTTGTCGTAGTAAGTCATCTATTTCAGGCAGGTATCTACCTGCCTTCTCGCTCTCCTCCCCACACGGGGTTTCAGCGTGCTTCATCAGCGTTCTATCTGAGAAGCTCCACCCACACACGCCACACTTAGGCATATGGACACCGCCTCTTGTGGTGTTCCATTATGTCGCGTTCGCAAGAACAACAGACCAACCTTCCCTTCTCGTTCTTGATGTAGTTCATACGCTCGCCCCCTCGCAGTCGTGTTGATAGACACCGCAGACTAAGCAGATGTCAGAGCAGACATAGCAATATAGCGTTCCCGATATATCTGTCACCATATCTTCGGTATGGCTATCCTCTTTACATATATGGCAGGTTGAATACTCACGCATTGACAGCCTCCTCATCTACTATCCAATTAGCCACGCTTTCAATAGCGTCCTGAACTGTGTGATAGACCTCGCCTGTGTAGTCGTTATTTATTTCATCATAGACTTCAAACCAAGAGTTGTTGATCCACTCTCCTCCAGCTTTGTCTATCTTGGCTAGGTCTTTGTCGTTCTTTATGCCAGCATTTACCAAGTCGTCACAGTATCTAATCACTTGGTTTTTGTAGTGAATACGCATCTCACCTACGCAGGTAACACTGTATTCCCTGTCCTCATAAGTAAGGTAGGCGACATTGTTACTGTCATACCAAGTATAGAAAGCACTATCTTGGCGGTCTTTTCGGTGAGCGTCATCGTCTAGTATCTCTAGCGTGACACCCTTTGGTAATTTATATTTCATCTTAGACATTAGCGTTCTCCTCCTCTGCCCCTGCCCAAATAGCTTCCACATTGACACTCCACGCATAGGAGTTGTCCATTTGATCCCCTAACGCCCTAGCCTCCTCCCCAGAATTGGCTCGAACATAATAGGTTTCTGTCTTTCGTATTCCATACTCACGCATTGACTACCTCCAAACACTCATCACAGGTGAAGCCATCGGGTACAGCTTCCGCCGTCACCCTCTCCCCCTCGCCTGTTGTGCTACACGGAACGCATATCAAACTATC